GCCGCCGCCACCAGCTTTTCCATGGCCGCATCGTTCGATTCGGCGCGCTTCGAGAGGTCGCGGAGCCCGAGCTCCTGTTCCTCCGACAGCCCCTTCCCCATAGCGGCGTCGTATGCGCGCTTCTTCGACGGGTCGGTGGATGCGAGCGTTCGCTCCATGTCGCCCATGCCAGGGCTCTCGCGGATAAGCGCGTCGTAGTCGGGGTCACGCTCGGCTTTGGGCGCCTTGTATCGGGGGAGTCGAAATGCTTCGCCTTCCTTCGGACTCCATCCAGCGGACTTCAGGTCGTTGTCCATCTTCAGTTCGGCCTGTACGAGCATCTGCTCGAGCGCCACCGATGCGTCGCCGATGAACGCGGTCGGGTCGCCGCCCTGGATGGTGTTGGCGAGTTCGAGCGCCGAAGCGTCGAGCGTTCCCATCTTGTTCGCCTCGCGCAGGATGTTCGCGATGGCGGCCTGGTTGCTCTTGGCCACCTTCGCCGCGTCGCTCCGCGGGTTGAGCTCGCCGCCGTTCTTCTCGATGAGTTCCTTTTGCTGTGCCACGAGTTGAGCCAGTGTCGTCACGGCGGCGAGTTGCGCCTGGAGTTCCTTGGCGCGCGGCGTGATCAGCGGCTTGTTATCGGCGTTGCGGAAGATGCGGAGTCCTTCCGCGTCCGGCTTGGCGGCCGGGTTGAAGAGGCGCTTCTCGCCCTCGGCGAGGGCGAGCTTCTCCTGTTCGGTTGGCGCCGTGAGCGACTTCGTGGTCTCTCCGAGCGAGCGGTACTCGGCGAGCGTGCGGGGGACGTCGTTGGCTGGCACCGGGACATTCGCCCCCGGAATCTGCTGATTCCACTCGGCGACCGTCAGCTTCTGCTTCGACGCCGACGTGCCACCGCCGCCCGCGCCGCGCGCTTGGAGCTTCGCCTGCTCGGCGCGCAGCTTGTCGATCTCCGCGGCGGTCTTCATCATCTTGAGTGCGTCGTCGGCCTGCTTGACGGCGCGATCCTGGAGAGCGCGATCGTGCTCGTCGCGGGCCTGCGCGTACTGCGCCTCTAGTTGCAGCTTGAACATCTTGCGCTTCCGCCACGCTGACCCCATCGGGTCGAACTGCTGCATGTCGGCTTCGATGGCATCCGCTGCGCGGAGGAAAGCGGCCTCTCGAAACGCCAACTCCTGGCGGTAGTCCGCGGCGGCCTGCGCCTCGCGGTCGGCCAGGCTCGCGCTGCGCTCGCCAAGCATCTGCCGGCGGTGGGCGAGGTTCTCGCGCTGGGCGGCAATGTAGCGGTTGATCTCCGCGTCGATCATCTCGAGCCCGAGATTCCGCCCACCGTTCCTCGACTGCATGAGCCCGCCGACGATGCCGGCCACGTACATCGCAATGGTCTGGAAGGTCGAGCGCGAGCTGCGCCAGCCGTCGGGGTCGATCTTCTCGTTGGCCAGGCGGTCGCGCTCGGCGTCGATCTGCGCGCGCTCCGCGGCCGCCTGCTCGCGTGCCTTGCGATAGATTTCCTCGGCCGTGCGTTCGCCCGCGTGGCGTTCGTTGAGCGCGATGCGGGTCTGGTCGGCAGCCCTGATGGCGGCGGCCTGCTGCGCGTCGAACTCCTCCATCGCCAGATCGGCACTGGAGAGTCCCTCGATGCGCTTCTGCTCGGCCTCTACCTCGGCGCGTGCGCGCTCATTCGGATCGGTCAGCTTCGCGGGCTCGGGGGGCGCGAGTGCGGCCGGCTGCTCGAGCTGGCCGCCGCTCACCGCGTCCGGCGTCATGTCGATCGGGGGAGCCTCGGGCTCCTCGTCGCCCATGACGATCAGCGCTTCCTCTTCCGGCGTGAGTGGTCGCTCGTCGGGGTTCGTGGGGAAGCCGAGGTTCACGGCGGGTTCCGCCATGACCTGATCTGCTGCGGCGCGGGCCGCTACGGCTTCGGGCGCCTCGGGGACCTGGAGTGCCGCGAGCTCGTCCGGCGACAGCGTGGGGACCGGCGACTCTGTTGGCGTCGGGACGATGTTGTCCCACGACGGATCAGGCGGCCACGGGCCGGCGTACGGATCGATCGGTCCGTACGGCAGCACCTCACCCGTGTACGGGTCGACGGGCATCTACCGCTGACCTCCGCGTCCTCGCCCGCCCGCTGCGACGTTGGCGATGCCGAGGATCGTGTTGCCCCACGAGTCGAGCGGCGACTGCCCGGGGGTTGCCGCGCCGTAGCCCTGGATCGCCGTCTGCCGGCCGCCGAGCGCCGCCTGCAAGTCCTGCTGGCGCTGGCCAAGGATTGCGTCCATCAGCGCCCGCTGCGCTGCTTGGCGCTCTTGGATGCCGGCAATCGCCGCGTTCCCCGCCATCGCCGACCCGGCCTTGCCCATGCCGAGCATCGCGGTCCGCGCGTTCATCGCGGCGTTCTGCGGGGCGCCGCCGGCGGCCATCGACTGGAAGCCCGCTTGCTGCTGCTGGAGTCCCTGGCGCAGTTGCTCGCCGCTGAGGCTGATCTTGCCCATGGCCTGGTCGCGCAGGAACTGCCGCGCCTGATCGCCCTCGAGCCCGAGTCCCCCATAGCCGGCTTCGCCGAGGTTCGCGAACGAACCCGCACGCCCAGCCTGGTCGAGAAGTCCCTGCCGCTGCTCTTCTTCTCCGGGTCGGTCGTCGAGCCCGCCGAGCCACCTCTTGCCAGCGCCCCATGCGTTGCCGGCGGTGTCTCCGATGACCTTGAATGGGTTCCACATGGCATCCTCCTCAGCGGTAGTAACGCTGGAACAAACGGGGGTCGGCAGCGACCTCGAGCCCGAGGCCGGTCAGCTTGATGGATTCGCCGGTCGGGTTCGCGAAGGCGCCACCCGACGGTGTATAGGCGGTGTTGATCGTCGAGCCGCCCAGGTCATTCACGGTGAACGTCGCGCCCGCCGTGGCGTGGGCCGTGGTGACCGTGAGCAGGTTGGAATCGGTGTTGATGGCTGCCTCGATGGCCGACACGAGCACCGTCGTGCTCACGGTCGCCACCTCCACCTTGATGCCGACGCGGTCGGCGTACTCGATCCACGTGCTCGTCGCGGTATCCCAATACCACCCGTCCCGAACGGTGATGGTCGACGTCGCGCCGGCCGTGATGATGCCACCGAGCGAGATGGTGATCTGATCGTTGCCGAGCGTGCCAAGGTATCGCGGGGTCGCGTCCACGGTGAGCGTCGCCGTCCACACGTTCGGGACGCCCGCGTGGCGGATCGGAAAGGCTGCCGCGGCCGTCGTGATCGTTGCCTGCGTCGGCGTCCCAACGACAGACAGCCTCGTCTTCACCGCCTCGAGCTTGTGTCGCGAGGGGCGAATCGGGATGGTTATCGGCTCACCCGCCGCGATGCCGCTGGGCGGCGTCCAGACCGAGTCATCGATCCACGTGCTGAAGTAGTCGTAGGCCACGCGGCAGCGGACGTACGACGTCGAGCGGTACTCGCCGAGGGCGTGGAGCTTCTGGACCTGGATCTTGCCCTGGAGGTCGTTCGGCTTGATCCACGCCGTCTCCACGTCCATTCCGTAGCTGGCGGTCCCGAAGCTCGAGAGCGCAGAGAAGGGGCCAGCGGCGGCGAGATAGTGGTACGTGCCCTGCCACATGCCGGCGTGGACCGCGCTCGACACCGACCATTCCGCCCACTTCGGATTGTCCGGCTCGAGGTAGTCCCACACGAGGATGCGCGAGCTGGTGACGAACCGGACCTGATGCTGGGCGCTCATGACGTGCGCGGCGAGCACCGTCTCCGAGTCGTAGTCGGAGACCTGGAGGCCGATGGGCTGCATCGTCCAGCCGCGATTCAAGAGGTACTTTCCCTTCGAGCTCTGGAATGCGATGCCGTTCGGGGTCACGGCGATCGAGTCAGTGTCGCGGCAGCCGATGTCGTAGCTGATGACCTGCGGCGGGCCGTAGTTCGAGCCGCGGCCGGTGTTGTCGAATCCGTCGCCGGGGAACATGTACGTGGCGTATTCGCGGAAGACCACACACGCGCCGTTCATGAACGCGATGCCGGCGATCTCGCCGCCCTCCTTGGGGACGTCGAACGTGAGAGCGTCGTGGAAGGCGGCGACCTTGCCGACCTGGCGCAGCTTCGAGTACCAGATGCGGTCAGGGTCGCCTGCGACGTTGCCGAGGAAGATCCGCGTGTCGGTGGCAGCGATGACCGTGGCGCCGGGCGGGGCGAGATTCTCCAACACATCGCCGTTCTCGTCGTTCGTCTCCTTCGTCGTGGCCGAGGAGTCGGCATACTCATCGTTGAATTGGTCGAGCGTGCTCGCGGTGGTCGTGTTGGCGATGTACCGCTGCGGGTTCGACGTGCTCGCCGGGTCCTTGCTGCTGACAAGGAAGAACGGTGCACCGTCCGACGGGTTGACCGCCGTGCGCCACACCTCGGCAGCCACCGGCTTGGTGGTGGTCTTGTGGGTGATGAAGAGCGGGATCCACGAGACGATGTTCACGCCGTTCGGGCCGGCGGCGATCGTCACGTTGCCATGTGTCGCCGTCGTCGAGCGGTCCTGCTCACCCTTCGCGTTTTCCCATCGCCACGTGACCTTGTACGTGTAGACGCCGTCCGCGAGGTTCCCCGTGCCGACCTCGATCGCCGCGAAATACCACGGGTAGATGTGGAACCCGACCTCGAACAGCCCCACGCCGTCGAACTGGAGGATCTCCGCGCCGCTCACGTAGAGCGTCTCGCCGAGCTTCACGCACCGCCGCGCATCGTTCGAATCGAAGGTGAACACGACGTCTCGAGGCGCGCGCATGTCTACGCCCGTCTGCTCACCGCTCGTGCCGATGCCGATGACCCGCCGCTCGGTGGCGCACCACGAGTACACCGTTGTTCCCGACGTGAGCGCCACGCCGGGGAGGCGTCCCGTGCTCGGGGACAGCCCGCCGCCGCGCTGGTACGCGCACTTCGCGTGTAGCGTCGCGTCGTCACGATAGAGGAAGTACGTGTTCTGGAGCTGCGAACGGAATGAGGACGGCGATGCGCCCGAGAAGCCAGACTCACCCGCAAACACGCCCCACACGAACACGCGGCCATCGTGGTCGAACGCACGCGAGCCGATGCCGAGCCGGCGGATGAAGTCGGCCTGCGTGCCGATCGTCCCGCCCGTGTCGACGTAGTTGTATCGCGACGTCCAGTTACCCGCGCCCACCTCCTCTTCGTGCGTCCAGAAGGCGTAGCAGCGATACTGCCCGCTGTCCTGCGTCGAGCGGTACGCCGCGGCGATCTGGTTCACCGGGCCACTGGACACCGTCCCAACTGCCTGCCCCGTCGTGACGTCGGCGAGGTTCAACAGCAGGTAGTCGCCCTGGATGTTGGTTCCGTTGGCGCGGATCACCTGGATGTGCGTGCCGCTCGGGTGCGCGGCGACGGCGATCGGCCCGTCGCACGTGCGCGCCTTCGTCGACGCCGTCACCACCGGAGTGCTCGCATCGGTGATCGTCGCGACCTCGTAGCTCGTCGTCACCGCGCGCCGCGCGGCGAAGGCTGCCACCGAGCCGATCTTGCACACGTCGTAATAGCTGCCGCTGTTGGCCGTGGCGAGCACGGTCACGCCCGCTGCCCCGAGCACGCCGGTCCACGTCGACGGGCTCGTGGCCGCTGGGTCGAGCGCGCGCACGGTGATGTTGCCGGGCGACCCGTCCGTGCCTTCGTGGCAGAACAGCAGGACGTAGTTCGAGATCGCTACCAGGCGCGGGCGGGTGTGCGTCGACCCCGTCACCACCGTTGCGTCCATGATGACTGCGCCCGATGCCTTGTCTTCGGCCGCGACGTACACCTTGTTCGTGTCTGTCCATGCACGGAAGACGATGCCCGAGAGCTCGGCACGGTCGCAGTCGTACTGATCGCCCGTGGTCGCGTGAACCGTGCGCTCCTCGAGCGACACCGCGAGGTGCGTTGCGCGCGACACCCACCGGCTCGCGTCAGAGTTCCACGAGTAGAGCGCGTCCTTCGTGAACATCACCAGTTCGCGGCCGTACTCGTACATCCGGCGGGCCGTCGAGATGGTTCCGCCGCCGGCGATGGACGACCCGAGTGCGCTGAAGGGCTTGCGGGTCTGGAGGCCGCCGAGCTCGTCGAACTGCACATCTACCGCCGCGGCGAGCGACGGGGGCTGGAGTGCCCGCTCGTCGGCACGCTGGTTCACACCCGTAGAGAACGGGATCTGAAGCGGTTGCCAGTTCGCGCCGCGCATGGGGGGTTACACCGTGTGCAGATCCGCGTCGATCACGATGTTCAGAACGTTGTTGGTTCCGGCGGCGACCTGGATCGTCGTCGCCGCCTCGAGCGAGTACGGGCCGTAGTCGTCGAGCTGGTTGGTGGTGACGCCGGCCGCCGCGGCGGCGATGCTGCGTGCGTCGTAGATGCGGGTGGCTGCCGCATCCGCGCCGATGGACATCGTGAACGTGACCGCCGAGCCCGACGGGTTGTAAACGTGAATGCGCCGAATCACCGCGCGCGTCGACGCTGGCACCGTGTAGACCGTCGTCGGGCCAGTCGCCACGAGCGCCGGGCCAACGATTCGTGAGTTGATCTTAGGCATAGCGTCTCCTAGAAGCTGGGGACCTCGGACCACGCGACCCACACCGAGAATGACCACGTCATGGCTGCCGGGAAGGCGTTGGCGCCGGTGCGGATAACGAAACCTTCCTGGTTCGCGAGGAAGAGTGGGTGTCCCGCTGGTGGGACCTCGAAAATCTTCGTGTCCGGGATGATGTTGAGCGGGACCGATACGGTGATCGCGCCGGTGCCGATACCCTGCGAGATGGCGCCGATGTCCGTGGTGTCGAGCGTCTTGGTTCCCGCCGTGAGCGCGGCCGTTGTAGAGATGCCGGCGTCGTTCACTTCGGAGGTCGCCATGGTCGTCCGGAGGTTCACGTTGTCGCCGGTGAGCGTAAGGCGCGTTCCGCCCGATCCCGCCGCGGTCCATCCGCGCGCGACCGTCATGCGGAATGCGACGAGAGCCGCGGCGGTCGCCGCAAGGTTGGCGCCGGCCGAGATGCCCACCGCGTGGACGAGGCACACGCGCGATGCCGCCGTGACGTACCGGAACTGGAAGATCTCCGAGTTGGCGCCGAGAGCCGCCGTCATAGTTCCCGACGTCGCGCCAGCGCGAAACACGCCGCCGGCGCCGTATGACCATGGCGCAGGCGCGATGTGGAGCGGGCTCGATGCTTCGGCACCGACCCCGGCGAGCGCGGCGGACACTCCTCCTTCAAGAACAGCCATGGGACCTCACGAGAACACCAGATAGGTGAACTTCACATTGCCTCGTACCTTCCCGAGTCGCCGAGGCGTCTGCGCGGCCACGGCATGGGGGTCTTTCGGGATGCTCGTCGTCGTGCCCTGCTGCATCCGGGGGAGTAGCGTTTGCGTGATAATCGGCGGCGTCTCCCACATGACCGATGCCGACCCCGTCGCGGGCGACGTCGCCGTCACATTCACCGGCTGCATCTCTGCCTCGTCCGCGCGCGTGCCCTTGCCGGTGTAGGGGCCGGGCGCCTGCCACACGAGAACCTTGCTCGTGGCCGTGATCGCCGCGTCGGTGATCGTGAAGCGTCCAGTCCACAGTGCCGCGGCACCGAGATTGACCTCGACGGTTGTAGCTGACCCGCTGCTGCCCGCCGGCCCCTGCGGTCCGGTTGGCCCCGGTGGACCGGGTGGTCCTTCGGGACCTTCGGGACCGTCCATTCCAGGCGGCCCAGCGGCGCCGTCGGCGCCGGTTGCGCCCGCAGCACCCGCTGCGCCAGGAGGACCCGGTGGGCCAGGAGGACCGGGCGGTCCTTCGGGGCCTTCCGCGCCTTCCGTTCCCGGTGGCATGGACGACACGCGCGCACGCACTTCGGCGAGGTCGGCGAGGAGTCCGAGCACCTCGCTTTCCGCGTGCACATGGCCCGTGGTCGCTCGAGTCCACACGCACCAATCCGTGGTGCCAGCCCCGTACTTGTAGAGCAGGGTTCCCGCCTTCTTGGGGACGTCGACGTAGAGGACCGTGCGGCCGACCCGCTCGTCCAAGCCACCGCCCGTGCGGGGGTCTGCCGTCACGGGCGTTGACGAGCCCATGTCCGGGATAGAACACCAGTCGGTGTCCGCCGTTCCGTACTTGTAGAGGAGGGTGGACGTGTGGGTGGTGGTGTCGACGTAGAGGATTGATGTGCCGATAGCAGCGGCGACGCCGACCGTCTGGGGATTCGTGGTCGTGAAGGCCGGCACTAGAGCACCGCCAGGTCGATGGTGATCGCCGCGCCCCAGCCCATCGCGCGAAGTGCGACGAACCGCTTGCGGTCCACCGCCGTGTCCCGAACTTCGATGATGGAGCCCGACGACAGCGCATCACGCGGCGCCGAAGGCCATACGAACTGCGGCACCTTCCCGAGCCCGTGAGGTACCAGCGTCGTCCCGCCGTCGGACAACAGCACGTTCGCAACGATGCGCGCGCCGACGAGCGGGGCGCTCTGCACCTCCGAGATCGCGCGATGGTGCTCTGCCCGCACCCGCTCGGATGCCTCGTCGGCGAGCCGCGTGATGGGGATCTTCTTCACGTCGAGTACCACCGGTAGGAGCCAGGCAGCGACCACTGCCCGTTGGTGTCGAGTTGCAGATCTGCCTCTCGGACCTGCTTGCGCTTCGGCATGGTGAGCGAGCGCAGGACGGCCCACTCGGTCAGTTCGACACGAGCTCGGTCACGCTCCTCGATGGCGCGGATCTGGTTCGCGTCGCCCTTGTGCAGTGCGATCGCTGCCACGCCCCAGACGAGGAACTTCAGCCCGTCGTTGTTGATGAGGTCGACCGACGTGCTGTTGGACGCGCTCGAGTAGTCGGTCGGCTGCGGGACGTAGATGTGCTTGTATGTGCCGCTCGAGGGCGTGGGATACAGCCGGATGTTCGTGCCCGTGAAGCTGTAGCCCCACGCCTCGCCCGTGCGGCCGGCGAAAGCGACCCGCTCTTGCACCATGATCTCGATCAGGTCTTGCCGCTCACCTGCGGAATTGAGGACCCGATCGACGCCAACGGTTGAGAGATGGTCGCTGGGAAGCGAGTACGAGGACGAGCCATCCGGGGAGATGGTCGCCTCGGTTTCGAAGTAGCGCGCACCCGTCTTGGCAACGGTCGAGTGCAACTCGCCGTAGACCTCCGAGATGAGCTCCTTCCACTCATCGGAGTCCACATGCTGGTCGGTCTCCTTGTCGCTTCGACGCTGGCAGAGACCGACGAGCTGCGCGATGGTGCGCGATAGGGCCACCTAGAAGATGCCCTTCGTCTCTTGGAACATGAACGTGATCGACAGCCACTCGAGAGCGGCGAGGTCGGTCAGCGTCCCCGACTCGTACATGTTGAGGATGATCGTTCGGGTGGTCGCATTGTACGGCTCGGCGATGACCTCGTAGTTCTTCACGTCCCCGGGGGTGTTCGCCTGGAAGCAGTGCCCGACGATGGACACGAAGTTCCCCGGGTTGATGGCCGCCGACCACGACAGGGTCACGCGGCCCGTGGCCGTGTACGTGACCGTGACGCCGTCGCCGGCGGCCTTCGTGACCGCCGCTGCGCCGCCGACGAAGCGCACCGTGTGAAGGCGCCCTTCGATGACGTTGCTGTTCAGTTCGGATTGTGCCCTGGACATAGGGTCCTCCTTGACTCAGGTGATCCGATCAGCCCGCGCGCTCGACCCAGCCCATGCGGACCTTGTAGACACCCGCGGTGTTCTGCGAGGCTTGACCGTGGAGGGCGAGCAGGAACTGGTCGGTCGGGCCGAGGACGACCGGCGGCATGTTCACCACCGACTCGCGCTTGGCCGCTGCCGCGCCGTCCGAGCCGAGCGTCGGCACGCCGCCGAAGATGAACACCTTCTTGTCGCCCGCGATCTCGATCGTCGGGCGCAGGGTGCCGTGGCCGATGCGGCGCACGCCCGCGCTCTCCGCGCCCGAGACCACATCGCCGCCCAGCAGCGAGTTGCTGGCCGTCGAGAGCACCGAGGTGTTCGAAGACGCGACCGTCGGGTTGTCGATGGTCAGCGCCGTTCCGCCCGAGCTGTAGCGGGTGGTCCCGGTGTCGACCTGCGCCGCCCAGCACGCCTGCGTTCCGTTGGCGCCGGCGGTCACCACCTCGATCTCGATGAAGTCGAGCATGATCTGGTAGTTGTCGGCCGTGCTGGACGGGTTGCGGATGAAGATGTAGGGCTTCGTCAGCGTCGCGTCGGCGTCGGCGAGCACCGGAGCTGCGTGTCCGGCGAGCGTGGTGCTCGCGTCGTTCGTGGTGTTGTGCGCCACGAAGTAGGTGCCTTCGAGGGCGTGGACCCAGCGCGGCTGGAGGACCGGCGCCGTGTAGAGCTCGCCGTAGCGAGTCCCTCGGGCCGGGCCGTAGGTCGCATTGCCGGTCTGCGTCGGCAGGCTGGCCTGCTGGGTGCGAAGCTGGGTGCGGTAGTCGATCGTGGACATGGCGTTCTCTCTTTCGTGTCAGCGGGGCTCGAGCCCCGCGGTTTTGGATGGGGTTGGGTTGTCGATTCCGCCGCTCACGAGGTCGCGAGCGAGCACACGCCGTGCGCCGCCGGGTCGTCTTGGATGAGGTTCCCGAAGAAGCGGGCACGGGCCTCGATGCCGTCCGCCGACGTCTGGCGAAGCGAGGTCAGGCCGTCCTGCTGGATGATGTGCGGCACGCCGCCGAGGTGGCGGACGTACTGCGCTCCGTCGCGCGCCACGTAGCCGCGGTTGATCGGGCAGTCCGGGTCCGAGTACACGCGGAGGTTGCCCGCCGCCGTGTGCAACACGATGTACTCGAATCCGTAGTTCGCCGTCCCGCCGCCATCGTCGTACTCGACCTTGGCGTTGAGCCGCTGCGCCATGTTGAAGTGATGCAGCGGGTGGACGAACGCCTGGTTGACGTTGTGCGAGCGGCCGAGCAGCGACACCTTGACCGCGAGGCGCTGGAGTGCGACCTCGGCCGGCAGGCTGGTGTCGTCGAGGCGCGAGCCTGCGAGGCGGTTCGGGTTCACGCTGCGATCGACGCCGCGGAACGACTCGCCCGAGGTCGGCGCGGAGAGCGGCGTGCAATCCGCCATGCCCTGCATACAGGTCGCCGGGTCGCCGAGGCGGAACAGGTAGTCCGTCTGGGCGAAGCCGGTGATGTCGGTGAGGTCGTCGAACGTCACCGTGCCCGCGTCCTCGTCCACCGAGGTCACGAACGTGCTGCCCGCGTTCGGGGACGCGCCCGTGGCGATGTTGTCGGAGATGATCGTCATGCCCACCTTGAAGTTGCGCGCGTCGGTGGGCTCGGCGAGCGTGAGCACGTTGCCGGCCGCGGTCGAGCCGCGACCACGGAGACCCGAGGTGTCGCGGTAGAAGTTGAAGGCGAGATCGTCGCCCATCTCCTCGAGCACGCGATCGGTCTCCATCGTCACGAGGCGGTAGAACGCGCCCTTGTCGCTGCGGCTGGCCTCGATGGCCTCGCCGTCCAGCGTGATCACCGCGTACTTCTTGGTCCGCGATGCGCTGAGCTGGACACCCTTCGACGACTTCGCGGCGGTCTGCGCCGATGCGAAGTCACCGGAGATGCCCTGCGGGTTCCCGTAGCGAACGGGGTAGCGGAAGGCTTCGCCGACGAAGCCGCCTTCCTTGTTGAGCATCGCCCACCACACGTGGTCACGCATGGTGATGTCGGCGATCTGGTGTTCGGAATAGTCGCGCTTGTAGATGAACGCGACGGTAGTTAGATCAGAGGCGGCCATGAGAATTGCTCCTCGGCCGCGGGCGAAGAAGAAGGGCTAGGAGCTAGCTGTCGAGCTGTCCGCTCTCCAGAAGCGCGAGCGTCTCCGCTCGGCTCTCCTTGTTGCCCTGGCTACGCCGCGGCACGCTTGAGGTGCTGAGGTCGTTCCCGAGCGTCTTCGCCGCGTTCTTCTTTGCGGCTGCCTCTTCTGTCTTCTTCGTCTTCGCCGTCGCCGGCGATAGAATCGTGTCGAGGTTCACGCCGTAGCGCTTGGCCTCGTCGCGGCGCTGCTTCTCGAAGCGCGCCAGCACGTCGTCCGTGTCCGGGATATCGCCGGTCTCCTCGTAGAGATCGGCTGCGATGCGCCGGAACTGCCGGTCCGTGTCTTCTGGGTCCTGGGCGTGGAAATGCTTCGCGACCGGGTTCGCCTGCGCGGCCTTCCCGAGATCGGCCATGAACTTGTCGGCCTGCTGCCGGACCTGTTCCTGCTGCTGGCGCTGCTGGTCGCGTGCCTCGTAGGCGTCAAGCCGCTTCGTGAGCTTCTCGATCGTGTCCGCCTGCTCGCGCGCGGCGAGAGCACGGGCCGCGGCTTCGCGGTTCGCCGGGTCGTCGGCCTTGGCCTTCGACTGCGCGTATGCTTGCCGCGCGGCGTAGTCGAGGTCATCCACGCCGAGTGCCTTCAGCGCCGCCACCGGGTCGAGCTTCGCTCGCTCGCGCAGCTTGCGGAAGGCGTCCATCTCCGCGCGCTCGGCCTCGGCGGCCTTGCGGTCCTCGTCGAGCTTCTTCCGCTCGGTATCGAGCGCGGCGCGGTCGGCGGCCAGCTTGTCGCGGTTCCGCTTCTCGGCCTCGTTCACCTTCGCGAGCCGCTTCGCGGTCTCGGGGTCATCGGTCGCATCGACCCTGGCCGGCGGCGAAGGATCTGCCGGC